GCTCTAACGGCTTCCGGCATGACGTGGGCACAGGTTGGGCTCTGCTCCGTGGTGGACAAGGATGGATTTGGGCGGATGATTGACGCCGTGGGCCGTGTCCGTGATTCCATCTTCGTCAGGCGTGGCCGTGAAGCCCTGGTAGAACGGGCCGTGGACGGCATAGAGGAGCCGATCATAGGCCGGATTGATAAAGACCTGGACGGCCAGCTTACGGACCGGGACGGTAAACCCCTGGTAAAGCGGCGCTACTCCGACAAACTGCTTGAGTTCGGCCTCGCCCGGATGGATAGGCAGACCTTCGGTGAGCCGGACCGCTCAACCCCGGCCGTCAACATCGGGCATCAGGTCGTTTACAACATCCAAGGTGTACCCATGGGAGCGGTCAAGCCCCCGATTGAGGCCGAAGCGACGGAAACAACCCCGGACGCTGGCGAAAATCGGGCACAACTCCCCGACGCCGATTAAACGGATGCACTGGCAAGCCCGTTGTTTACCCCTATTTGACCCGCTTTGCCCCTCTTTTGCTCCGTTGTCATGCTGTAGACCGTGAGGGCTTCAAACCCTCTTACCATCTTTTCGCTGCTATCGTTGCGCCGATCCCCGCCGCGGATGATGGACGGCGCGACCGCCCGCCCGCCCGACGCGACCCCCCCCCATGGGGCGACGGGACTCCCGCCGGGTTCCCGCCGTATGCCGGCGGCGCGGGGGGCCGCCCCGAGTACGTCAGCCGGTCGTGGCACCCCCACTGGGTTTTTCGGTGGCGATGCTGCTGGTCTAAAAGACCGCCGATTTTTTTTCTGGTGTGGCATATTCGCTGTGTGGGGCCACATAGGCGCCGTCGAAAGGGTAACTGATGGACACTGCGACAGCGAGAGAGTTGATAGGCCGGCATGGCAGCATTCGGAAGGCGGCTGCTGCTACGGGGATTTCAAGGCCGACGTTTGACCGGGCGTTGCGTAAACAGGTGGACGCACCTGCTGCGACGGAGAAGGCGCCGGAGGTCAAGACAATCAGCCTGCGGGGTGTCGCGGTGCTGAGCCGCAGGCCGACGGACACCCTGAAGGCCAGGCTGTTTGGGCTCCGAAAGGGTGTTGGCTACCGGGTCGAGGACTTGGCCGCGGAGTGGCACATTGGGCCGGAGACGTTGCGGAAGCGCTGCAAGGAGCACCGGGCGTTGGGGTACGTCGAGGCGAGTCCGGGGGAGTACGTTGCCGTGGTGGTTCACCCTGAGACCGTGAAGGCATGAACTACTACAACGAGTTCGACCCGAAAGCGGCTGCATGGCTGCGCGAACTGATTGCGATGGGGTCAATACCACGAGGTGAAGTTGATGAGCGCAGTATTGCAGATGTCACGCCAGGGGATTTGCGGGGGTTCGTCCAGTGTCACTTTTTCGCCGGTGTCGGCGGCTGGAGTCTTGCCCTTGAGCGGGCCGGAGTGCCAGGCGACCGACCTCTTTGGACAGGCAGTTGCCCCTGCCAGTGCTACAGTTGCGCCGGCACGGGACAAGGCGTCGAAGATCCGCGCGACCTATGGCCGCGTTTCTTTGGGCTCATCCGCGAGTGTCGCCCTGTCAGAGTCTTTGGCGAGCAGGTTGAAGCTGCAATCGGACATGGTTGGCTCGACCGTTTATCGGCAGACATGGAAGCGGAAGGTTACGCCGTTGGGGCGGCAGTACTGGGCGCACACAGCGCGGGCGCGGACCACCAGCGACAGCGGCTGTACTGGGTGGCCGACGCCCATGGCGGGAACGCCAGCACAGAACGGGAACAACGCGGCGGGCAACAACGACAGCAGCCGCAAGACGGAAGCCCTGTTGAATGGTTGGCCGACACCAAAAGCGCTGACGGGCGGGGCGAACAGCAAGCGGGAGGAACGCGGGGCCGGCGGAGCGGACTTGCAGGAAGCGGCGACGCTGGCGGCATGGCCGACTCCCAACACGCCGAGCGGAGGCCGGTCGATGTCGCCGGAGAAGATGGACGCGACGGGCAGGACGGAGGACGGGAAGAAGCACACGGCCAGCCTGGAGCATGCGGTGAAGTTTGCGACGTGGCCGACGCCGCGCCAAGAGGACTCGGAGCAGACGGGGGCACACCGGGGCCAGCCGGACACGCTGAACAGCGCGACGAAGCTGGCGGGATGGTGTACGCCTTCGGCGAACGAGGATGCGGCGGGCCTGCCGGGCGCGAAAATGCAGGTCATGCTAGGGAGTCAGGCCAAACTGGCAACTTCTGGTCAGGAGCCGTCGCCATCCCCTGCCGGGACAACTGCTTCCGGCGTGCTGAACCCGGCATTTTCCCGCTGGTTGCAAGGCTTCCCCGCGGAGTGGTGCCAAGCGGCGATCCTCGCGTACCGGGCTATGCTGATGCAACGTCGGAGGCCAGGGTGATGCGGCTGAAGGGCTACGGCAACGCGATCAACGTGGAGACGGCCAGGATGTTTATCCAGGCATGTGAGGAGACACTGAAATGAAGACAACACAGATCGATTTGGGCGGGCGCCAGGTCAGCGGCGACACGGCGATGGAGAAGGTCATCGTTGCGCAGGCCCGGTTGAAGGAAGCGCAGGACATGATTGCGGCGCTGAAGAAGGAGCGCGAGAACCTGTTGGCGGAATTCACGGCGATGAGGAATGCCCGTCCGGTTCCCAGGGCTCCGGCGAAGCACAGGGATGGCCGAGCGGAAATAGTCAGAATCAGTGCCGGCGACCTTCACGGGATGCGGCAGGACACGAAGGCAGTGGCTGCCTTCATTGCGGATGTCCGGGCGCTGGACCCCGATGAGATCGTCTTCCTGGGCGACATGAATGACTGCGAGGGATGGCTGGCGCAGCATCACACCATCGGCTACGTCGCCAACTGCGACTACAGTTACGCAGAAGACACGAAGGCGACCAATGCGTTCCTGGACGCTGTGCAGCGAGCGGCACCCAAAGCCGTGATTCACTGGGTGATGGGAAATCATGACGACAGGGTGGAGCGTGCCATTGTGGATCTGACACTGGGGCATCAGATGGACGCCGACATGCTAACGACGTTGTGGGGGCCGGCGTCGATCCTGCGCCTCAAGGATCGAGGCATTGCGTGGTATCGCCGGGATGAGGTCTACGTCGAGGGGTATCCCCGCGGTTGGATCAAACTGGGCAAGATGTGTTTCACGCATGAGATCGGCCGGGGCAAGAATGCGGCCAGGGATGCCGTGACGAAATCTGCGGCGAATGTGACGTTCGGCCACACGCACAGGGACGACTCGGCGACGATTGTGTTCCCCGGCGTGGGTATCTGCAAGGCGTTCAATCCGGGGTGCCTATGCCTGATGCAGCCCATCTATGCCCACAGCGATCCGACGTCGTGGTCCCAGGGCTACGACATCGACTTCGTGGCGAAGTCGGGGAACTTCCAGCGGGTGCATGTGCCGATCTGGCGTGGCGAGTCGTTGGCGGGCGCGATGATTACGAGGTTCAAGTCGTGATTGCCGCAGTGACGAACATCGTCCGGGCTGTGATCGTGGCGGTCTCGGTGTCGAACGGCGTGGCACGCCTCACGGTTCCTACCTCTGGGTGCAACGCCTTGCCTTTCGTGACATCGAGCCGGGACTTGAAGACGTGGACGCAGCCCGAGCAGACCCGCGAAATGGTGTCGTCTTGGCACTGGGTTGTCAGCATGCCAGCCCGAGGCGGCGAGTTCTTCAGGGGATGGTACGAGGTCATAACAGGGGAGTAGAACATGGAAGCCTACCAGCAGAGAGTGATCGACGAAAAGTTCGACTTGGACAAAAAAATCGAGAAACTTCGCGACTTCATCACGTCCGAGATGTTCGGCGAATTATCCTTTTTTGAGCAGCGTCGATTGCGCAGGCAAGCGGCGATCATGGGTCTGTATTCGGACGTTCTCGATGAACGAATCGTCGGGTTCTGCAAATTCCATGAGGACACCCCGATGGTGGGCGGATCAGTCGTGGACAAGCCGCCTTCGCAGTTCTATCAACCGACGCCACATCTTCGGTGGGTTCGGAACGAGACGACGGATGTTCTCGTTCAGCGGTGGGTGAGTTCGGTCGCGGGTGAAGTTGACGTTTGGTGTGCGTTGCAGACCATGGAGTGATATGGCATGCGGCGGACACAAGAAGCGGCACCTGACCTACAAGGCGAGCCCGACGGGGGTTGCCTTTCACAACACCGTGGCGAGCGTCAAGGGCGTGCTGGGGCCGGTCGGCAGCGGCAAGTCCGTGATGTGCTGCTGGGAAATCTTCGGCCGGTCGTGCTGCCAAGTCGCGAGCCCGCATGACAACATCCGCCGGAGTCGGTGGCTCATCATTCGTTCGACCTACCGCGAGTTGCAGAAGACGACGCTGCGCACCTGGTTGGACTGGTTTCCCCAGACCCAGATGCACATGTCGGCGCCCATCAGTGGTGTGCTGACGCTGCCGCACCCCAACAACGACGGCACCCTGGTCGAGATCCAACTTGAGTTTCTGGCGCTGGACACCGACCAGAGCGTGCGCGACCTGAAGTCGTTGGAAATCACGGGCGTGTGGGCCAACGAGGCCAGCGAGTTGCCGTGGACGTACCTGTCACGAGCCTATGAACGCACGGGGCGCTATCCCCGAGCCGACGCCGACGCCGGCGTGAAGTACCTCGGCTTTGGGATGATAATGGACACGAACCCACCTTCGGACACGAGTTGGTGGTACAAGTTCGCCGAAGTCATGCGGCCCGACGGCTTCGCCTTCTTCCGACAGCCGCCGGCGGTGCTGAAGCGCGAGCACCAGGGCAAGGTGTGGTACGAACCCAACGACGGCAGAGACAAGCGCGTGCCCGCCGCGGAGAACATCGACAACCACAACGAGGGCTGGGAATACTACATGCGGCAGACCAGGGACAACGACCATGCCCGCATCAAGGTATTCCTCATGGGCGAGTACGGCAGCACGGTCAGTGGGGAGCCCGTCTATCCCGAGTACAGGGATGCGATCCACTACAGCCAGAAACCCGTAGAAGTCATGTGGGGCTTGCCACTGCTGCTGGGGACTGACTTTGGCCGGACGCCGTGCAGCGTCATCTGTCAGTTGGGCATGGACGGCCAGTTTAGGGTCATAGAAGAGGTGAAGAGCGAGAACATGGGCATCACGCAGTTCACGAAGGACTTGCTGATGCCTCTGCTGGTCAACAAGTACAGGTTCCATCAGATGCGGGTCTACAATTTCGGCGACCCTGCCGGGGCAGACAAGGGGCAAACCGACGATGCGACCTGCATCCAGATCATGAACCAGTTGGGCCTGAACACGGTGCCGTGCCCGGTGCCGAAAAACAGTTTCATCTTGAGGCGCGAAGCCGTGGCGTCGATGCTGCGGAGCCAGTTGGAAGGCAAGCCGGGACTGATCGTCGGCCCCCAAGCTCCGTTTATCCGGGAGGGGTTCAACGGGCGGTACTACTACCGCAAAATGAACACGGCCGACGCCGGCGACGAGCGCGTCACGAACGCGCCGGAGAAGAACATGTTCAGCCACCCACACGATGCGTTGCAGTACGTCTGCTACGGGGCAACCCATCAGAGCAGCGAGAGCATGTTTGGCAACAGACAGGGTGGCGGCGGGCTGTGGTTGCCCAGGGGTTACACGCCGGAACGGCTGGACACCAGGCTTGATGTCGTCGGGTTTTTCTAAATAATCACTGCCCGTAAAAAAGGTGTGATTAAATGACTTCAAATGGCGGCAGATGTCACACCGAGGATGGTTCTTAGCGGGTCTCCGACAGGGGACCGTGCTGCTGTCAGCGCCGCAGTCGCCCAAAAGCCCGTCCTCGTCGCCTTGGCGTCGTACATCCGGCGCACTTTTCAGCGTAACGCCGACCACAGGCGCATTTCCGGCGTCGATGACATGCTGTTGAAGTGTCTTCGCATGGTGAAATGCGAGTACGAACCCGGCGAACTGGCCGCTTTTGCCGCCAAGGGTGCCCCCGTCGTCTATTCCCCCGTTGCCGACACCAAGCGCCGGGCTGCAATGGCGATGATTGGCGAGATTTTCAACAATCCCGGCGACAAACCGTGGAGTCTGAAGCCTTCTCCGAAGCCAGATGTGCCGCAAAGCGTCATCGTGAAAGCAGTTCAGGAGACGATGAAGGACTGGCTGGAGCTTGTCGTCATGACGGGGAAGCCCCCGCCGGCCGAAGTCGTCGCCGAGTACGCCAAAACGAAGGTTGACGAGATCAACGTCATCGAAAAGGAGTGGGCCAAGGTCCGCGCCGTTCGCATGGAGACCAAAGTACATGACCAGTTCATCGAAGGCGGCTGGCTGGACGCTTTTGACGACTACCGCAACCACATCTGCACCTACGGGACCGGGCTCATCAAGGGTCCGGTGCCGAGAATGCGGAAACGCAAGGTCTTGAAGGAAACCGAGTACGGCACCGTGACCTACGAGATGCAGGACAAGGTGGTTCTGGAGTTCGAGGCCGTTTCTCCGTGGGATTGCTTTCCTTCGCCGGCCGCAAAGAAGATCGGCGACGGCGCATTCTGCCAGCGCGTCAGGTTCACGCCGGAAACGCTTCGCAATTTCTCCGGCGGCGGACAGGCCTGGAGGAAAGACGCCGTTGACAAGATACTCGAACTGAACGCCGAAGGCGGCATCAGGGAATCGCAGCCCTACGACATCATGCGGCGCCAGATGGAGAACGACGGCATTGAGAACGGCGGCGACTGCGTGCTGGAAGGCATCGAGTTCTTCGGCGAGGTCCGGGGCTCCATGCTGTTGGCGCTCGGGATGGTGAAGACTTCGGACAAGCGCATCATCAAGGCCAAGGAATACTACGAGGTTGACGCCATCACGGTGCTGGACGAAGTGCTGTACTGCCGCGTCATCGACCAGGAGTTGGGCCGTCCGCTGAGCAAGGGCGTGTTCTACAAGGCTCCCGACTCATGGTGGGGTGAAAGCCCTGTCATCAAGATGGAGACCACGCAGAAGGTCTGCAACGCCTCCTTGCGCGACTTGATCGTCAACATGGCGCAGGCCAGTGGTCCGCAAACCGTCATCAAGGACATCGCCCGGCTGCATCCGTCGTGCAGCGTCCAGCAGTCGCCGTGGAAGGTCTGGCTGTTCCAGAACAGCATGACGCCGACGAACCAGGTTGACAACCCGATCTACATGTTCAATCCGCAGAGCAACTCCAAGGAGTTGACCGCTGTGTTCGACTGGGCGCTGAAGCAGGCCGACACCGACACCGGCATTCCGGCCTACACCTACGGCAGCAACATCAGCGCCGGCGCGGCAAGGACGGCGAGCGGCTTGGCTATTCTGACGGAAGCGGCGAGCCGCGGCATGAAGATGGTCGTCAACACGACCGACAAGGACGTGATTCGCGACTGCGTGAAGCGCACGGCCGACTACGACTTGCTCTACGACACCGACGAGAGCATCAAGGGCGATGTCGAGGTCAATCCTTCTGGCGTCATGGGGCTGATTCTGCGCGAGCAGGAAAGCGCAAGACTGACCCAGGCGCTTCAACTGACCGCCAATCCCATCGACATGCAGATCATCGGCGCCTCGGGGCGCGCGGCGCTGCTGAGGCGCAAGGTGCTCGAACTCGACATCAACCCTGACGACGTAATCCCGAGTCCCGAGAAACTGAAGGAGATCGACGAGATCAACCGGGTGAAGGAAGCCATGCAGATGGAAGCCCAGGCGGCGAAGCAGCAGGTCACGCAGGCGCCGGGGCAGCCCCAGGTTGAGAACACTCTACAGAATCCCGAGCAGACCGCCATGCGGGGCCAGCCGGCAGAAGGCGGGATGGCGGCATGAGGGATTTCACCAAAGAGGAACTCCGAAGCGTTGGCGGTCTTTCCAGATCGCCGGAGTTCAAAGTCTTCATGGCATGGCTTGCCAGTGGACGTGACGCAACGCACGAAAAGATTTACGTGGCGGCGTCTGACAGGGACACACAAGTCCTTGTTGGCGCGGCGCGTGAGGTAGCGGACATCATCAGGAAGGTCGAGCAAGCTCCCCTTCGCCTTGAGAACGAACAGTTCCCAACCGCGAAAGAGACCCTGTACTAGCCCTGCCTGGTGTGTCCAAAGAGGGACGGCCTGCAACCCGTTTTGTTGCAAGGTCTGAACGCAGAGAACCCATGCCAAAGGCATGCTCACTGGAGACAATATGAGCGACGACAAGATGAGAAAAGAAGCACAGGCAGCCAAGAACCTGCTGAAGACGCAGAATGCGGACACAGTGGTCGCCAAGGCCGACGAGAAACCGTTGGTTCAGGCGGCACCAAGCCCGGTCGTAACCCCGTTGAACACGAGCGCAACCGTCACTGACGGCCAGGCCGCGAACGCGGAGGTTGAAAAACTGAAGGCGGAGCTCCAGAAGCACCGCGTCGAGGAAGGGCGTCTGAAGAAGACATCCGAAGAACTCGCCGCGTTGCGGGAAGAGCGCGAAGCCATGAAGAAGCGACTGGACGAACTTGAGGCGCGGTCGAGGTCTGACAAGGCCATCGATCATGTCTCCCCTGACCGCAGGAAGGTCGTTGACGAGGACGTGATGAAGGGAGCCGCGGATGTCGCCCTTGGGGTGGCCGGCGAACTCGAAGCACGCCTGACGGCGAAGATCGCCGAAGTCGAACAGCGGGTGGATCAAGGTAGCCGCGTGCGTTCCGAAGCCGATGGCAGAGTGTTTGACCAGCTTATCGAGCAGGCCAAGCCGGGGTTCATCGCGAGTACGAATGCGGGCGGTCAGCTTTGCGAAGGATGGGGACGCTTCCTCGGGAAAACCGACCCAGCCACGGGATTGCCTTACGAAAAGAGCTTGCAGTCCGCGTATCAGCAGCGCCGGTTGGACGGCGTAAATCGCGTGATTGACATCTTTCTCGACGAATCCGGCGTCGCTCGCCGGGGCGCGGTGTCCGAAACACTGGCTCCGTCTGCATCAGTAACCGTTTCGGATGGTCCGACGGCGACAGGGGACAAGGCGGTCTACACCATGACCGAAGCCAATGCGGCACTGGACAAGTCCAGGCGCGACTTCGAGAGTGGGCAGATCGATTCCCGGAAGCGCAACGAGATCATCCTCAAGATTCAGACTGCCATTGCCGAAGGGCGTGTGGTGCGCGATCCCAACAAGCGGGCGTTCTAAGCCTGCGAGTTGCGGAGCGTATCGATGTCATGCGGTAGCGGCGGTGCGAAAGGATGTGCCTTATGGCGATCAGCACTGTTGGCGGGTATCCCGTCATGGCGGACTATGTTCCGCAACTCTACTCTCCGATTCTGTTGGAGAAGTTCCACGACAACACCTTCATGACGCGGATCACGAACCGCGACTACGAAGGCCAACTCAAGCAGGCCGGCGACCGGATCACGATTCGCGGACTGCCTGACATCATGACCTTCCGTTACAAGAAGGGCATGAACATCCCCTTTCAGGGGTATGAGACCACCAGCACGACCTTCCCGGTCGAGCGCAGCCGCGGCTACGCCTTCAAGGTGAACGCCATCGACGAGAAACTGTCGGACATCTCGGGCTGGGTTTCCCAGTGGACCAACGAGGGCGCCATCGCTCTGGCACAGGACAACGAGGTCGAGTTCCTGGAGGACATCTACCCCTACTGCGCCGCGACGAACGCCGGCGTGGCTGCGGGCTACCGGTCCGCCAGTTACGACCTTGGCGCGACGGCGACCCCCCTGGAGGTCCACAAGGCCGTCCAGACGGCCGCGCACAAGTCCAGCGCCGTGGATGCCATCGCGACCGCTGCGGCCTGCCTAGAAGAGCAGAAGGGCGGCATGGGCGACAATCCCTGGATCATCATCCCCGTGTGGATGAGCCTCTACATCCAGACCGGCGAACTCAAGGAAGCCGCGCTCAGCGGAGACAGCACGTCGTTGCTCCGCAAGAACGTCAAGGCAATGGGCAACATCGCGGGCTTCGATGTCTATACGTCGAACTGCCTGAAGGTTGACACCAATGCCGCGGCCAACGGCGGCAAGTCCTACAACGTGATCTTCGGCGACCGCAAGGCCATCACCTTCGCGGAGCAGATCAGCATCACGGAACTGAAGGACAACCCGTTCGAGCCCGGCAAGCTGCACAGCAGCATCATGGTCTACGACTGGTTCCCCATTCAGCCCACGCGGTTCGGTCACATGATCGTCAGCAAGGGTTAAAACAATTCGCCGGGACCGGTGCAAGCCGGTCTTGGTATGAAAGGAAAAAGCATCATGGCAAGCACTGTTACAGTCACCACTCTTCTTGGCCGCGGCGTCGAAACCGGGCGGGAAGGCTACGGCCCTGTCATTCGGCAGCGGTTCAACACCAACTCGGAGACCATCGCCGCGAACGCCATTGTGGCCGCGCTGAAGATCCCCGAAGGCAGCATCCCGCGCCGGCTCGCAGTCGTCGTGAAGGAAGTCGCGTCAGGCACCTGCACCATCAAGGTTGGCAACAACACGGGTGGTCTGGGCTCGGCTGGCACGACCGACACCGACCTGTACTCGGTGAGTTCCAACCTGAACCTGGCCGCACTGGGCACGACCATCTATGCCCTGGACGGCACGCCGGCGGCCGCGGGCAGTGGCGACTACATCGTGTTCGAGGCTGCGAACGCGATCACGGGCGCCGTCTTCGATTTCGTGCTTTTCGCCGACATCGTTGACCCCTTCATCGCCGACATGTAGGGGTGTGACTTCCGGGGGTCTTTTGCAACAGCGTGGCAGGCCCGGACTCCTGCCTCGCAAATCTGAAACGAAGGAAAACACATGACCAAGTACGTTATGCACAGAAAGGACTTCCGAGTCCTGATTGCGAATGCCGCGTTCGAGGGCAATCCGAACTACGTTGAAGTCAGCGACGCCGACGCCAAGGCCGTCATGGCCGGCGGTAAGCCGGGCACGCGCGTCTTGCGCGAGATGCTGCTGAACGAGCGCGAGGAAGAACTGAAGGGTCTCATCGCTGGACAGAACGGCGAATCCCCGGCGGAACTGCCTGCCGCCGATCCCCAGGCACCGACCGTGTTGCCAGCAGCACTGGCGGTTCCCGAAGGCGAAGCACCGGCCGCATCGGCTCCCGCCGAGACCGACATCGCCAACATGAAGGTTAAGGATCTGCTGTTGATCGCCAACGCCCACGACATCAAGTTCGAGGCCGGCACGACCAAGGCGCAGATGATCGAGACGCTGACGAAGGTGCTTGGCGCCGAAACCGGCGAAGCCTAACAGCACGGAAGGGGATGGATTATGGCAGTGACCGTATACGATGTCGAAACCCGCGTGAGGGACATTCTGGATGATGTCTACGCGAATGATTACCGATGGAGCACACCGAAACTCGTTCGGTACATCTACGACGGTATCCGGTTGCTCCATTCCATCCGCCCGGAATCCCGGTACGTCGGGCTTGTTCTGACGGCGCTCGTAGTTCCGACTGTCTCGGACGACGCGACGGCGGAACAGATCGTGACGTACCGGGCGGCGGCGCTGACGATTGACGACCGCTGGGCGGAATCTGTTGTGCATTACGTGGCGAATAAGTGTTTCGCCATGGATGCTTCTGACACGGTGAACGCCGAGCGGGCGAAGACCCATCAGGCCGAGTTTGAAAGGTTGGCGAAATCGTGATTTTGGTCAACGAACAGCCGTTTGATGTCATTGGCGCCCGAGCGGAGTCCAATCCGCTCGTGGGATTGAGCACGCTGTTGGAACAGTGCCTATACCGGCTTCCGGGGTGTGCCGACGTGATGATCCTGAAGGAGCTTCAGTATGCAGCCAAGTTGTTCAGCGATGTCACGGGAGCCCTGCTGGTGACTCTGGACAACGCGATGGTTGCTGCGACGTACACCTACGCCATTACGCCGACAACTGACGCCGGAATCAAGATCGTCTACAGCGTGAAGTCCGGGGCCAACCGGGTTCCCTACAACGCATTCACAATCGCGGAGTCGGCGACGCCTGCGATCACGGTCAACACGGCGTCCTACATCGTGGCCGACCAGACGTTGCGCGTGACGTGCTCGCTGAGTCCCAACGAAGCCTGCGAGTCCTACCCTGACTGGTTCGTCGAGCAGTATGGGCCTGCTGTCATCAGCGGCACCTTGGCTCGCCTGATGAACATGGATGGCAGGCCGTGGACCGACAAGGCTTCCGCCGTGGGGGCCAGCATGGCGTTTCACATCGGCGTGCTCGACGCCGTTGTCAGGCGCAGGCATGGCGGCCGGGCATTCACGCTGAAGAACAAGAACCCGATGGCGTGGCTAACGGCGTCGTAACGAAAGGTGTGTCATGGGAACTTTGACCGAAGAATCCACCGCGCTTGATCTGACGCAGATGGCGTCGCTTGCCGACCTCATGGTGTACCGGCTACCGGGGTGCTCCGACGTGACAATTCGCAAGGAGCTTCAGCGGGTGTCCCGCGAATTCTCCAGGGCAACAGGTGGCTTCAAGGAGACATTGACGCTGACTCCGGTTGTCAGCACGTACACCTACAACCTGATCCCGAGCTACAACGCCAACATCGAGATGGTCGGCACCGTGACGCTGTTTGGCGTGGTGCAGCACACGGACTACTTTGATGTCACCGACGGCGATCCCGTGACGATCACGTTTGACGACGGCCACTACGACGCCGCATTTGCGTCGGCCGCAGTTGCCGACCGAACTGGAACGGTTGTTGTAACGCTGGTTCCCGACATCGGCTGCGAGAGTTTTCCCGATCACTTCTTGAAGCGGAATGGCGAGGCTCTGGTTGCCGGGGCGCTGATGAATCTGGCCCGAATCCCCGGCCAGATGTGGACGAACCCGGCCATGGCGATGTCGGAGGGAATCATCTACCAGAACTTCCTAAATGATGCCGCAATTCGCAGGATCAATGGTATGGTTCAAAAAGACATGACGAACAGGAATACGTCGTCGTGGTTGCAGGGGAAATAGCGATGCCAGCCAACACCACACTCGTTATCACGCCGGTTGCAAATGAGAAGCGCGTTCTGCTGTCTGGAACTGTCGCCGTTGGCGAACTTGTCGCCGTGACGCTGGTGAACTGCCAGGCGTTCGAGGATAGCGGACTGCGCATCAGAATCCGCCGTGGAACGACGGAAATTGCAAGGTTCCCACTGGCCGCCGAAGACACATGGACATCGGTGGCTGGAAGCCTTACGGATACGTCCTGCACGCTGAACTTGAACACGGTGCAGGCCCAGGCCATTTTCGATGGAAAGCCCGACAAGTCCTGCGTGGGCTGCATGCTGGTTGTCGAGATGACCGACGAGGCCGATCTGACCCTGACGGCGGTTTCGGCGATCACGCT